AACGAGGCTAATCATGGCTACATTCAGCAAAAAGATGATGGGCAAAGAAGTTGGCGATGCCAAGGTCTATGCCAAGCCACACACAATGTCTGGCAAAGAAGTGAAAGCTTCTACAAACCCCGGCAGTGGCCCTGACCACAGCGATGCTGGCACAGTCAATATGGCTGTAGGTAACGTTTATCGTCGTGCACAACCAGAAGCTAAGACATCTGGTATCAAGGTACGTGGTACTGGTGCAGCGACTAAAGGTTTGATGGCAAGAGGCCCGATGGCATGAACTATAGCCAGCTTGTTACCGCAGTAACCGACTACTGCGAAAACACTTTCCCAACCACTGACATGGATACATTTATCCGTCAGGCGGAGCAACGCATCTATAACACGGTGCAGATTGCGAACTTGCGAAAGAATGTGACAGGCACTTTGACGACCGGCAATAAGTACCTTTCGTGCCCTACAGATTTTCTGTCTACTTACAGCCTTGCGCTGTACCCATACAACACCACGACTGCGACTGGTGTGTCTGGTGAACGCACAATCGTTGTCGCAAGCACGACGGGCATTGCTAAAGGTCAGCAAGTTACTGGAACCAACATTGGAACCAACGCTCTGGTTCGTAGCATCTCTGGTACTACGGTCACCTTAACCGAGGTCAACACCGGCACGGTTAACACCACTGTTACGTTCCAAGGCGACTATTTGTACCTACTCAACAAGGACGTGAACTTCATCCGTGAAGCTTATCCTTTGACGGCAACAACATCTGAGCCTAGGCACTACGCCATCTTTGGCCCACAATCCGCAGATGTGAACGAGTTGACGTTCATTGTTGGCCCTACACCAAGCGCAGCGTACAAAGCTGAACTGCATTATTACTACTACCCAGACTCTATTGTCACCGCCACTAATACATGGCTGGGCGATAACTTTGATTCTGTTTTGTTGTACGGCACGATCTGCGAGGCGTTTGTTTATATGCGTCAAGAAGCAGATATGATGAAAGTTGCTCAAGATCGGTATGTTCAGGCGATTGCACTTCTCAAGAACTTGGGTGACGGCAAACAGCGTGCTGACGCTTATCGTGATGGTCAGATTAGGGTTCCTGTAGCATGAGTATTCTCCAAACCCAGACGACCAGCTTTAAGACAGAGCTATACACGGCAGTCCACAACCTATCCACGGATACGTTAAAGATTGCCCTGTACACGGCCAGTGCTGATTTAAACGAGGCAACTACCGTTTACACGACAGTGGGCGAGGTTACGGGCACAGGATACGTTGCAGGCGGTGTGGCCTTGACTGGTGTGACCATTAGCTCGTCTGGTTATACAGCCTATGTAGATTTTGCTGATGTAGTGTTTAACGCATCAGTGACGGCTCGTTGTGCTTTAATCTACAACGTGACTCAAGGTAACAAATCTATTGCGGTGTTGGACTTTGGGTCTGACAAAACATCCACCAATTTCACTATTACGATGCCTGCTAATACAGCAACGGCAGCTTTAATAAGGTCATCAAACTAATGTTTTCAGCAACATCATCAGGCGATATTGGCGATGTGATGGTTCACACTGTGAGCCATCGTGGATTCACGCCAGAAGAACTTGCAGAGCAAGCCCTGAATAAAATCATTTATGTTGGGGATCAGTCCCATCCGGCCATTCGCGATCAGGCTCAAGCCTTCCGTGAACACATCCGTGGTGTGTTGGTGTTCTACATGAAACGCGCAATTGAGTCTAATAACACGACTCTGGCTAATCGTCTCCGTGAAGCGGGGCATTCTGAACTTGTAACTCTCTTGGAGATATAACATGGCTATCACTATCACTACGGCAATGCCTACCAGCTTCAAGGTCGAAATCCTTAAAGCTGTCCACAACTTTACGGCCAGCACAGGCAACACATTCAAGATTGCTTTGTTTGTTGCTACTGCTTCTGGCTCCGGCACGTTTGGCGCGGCCACAACAAACTACTCACAAATGGGTTCAGACGAGTTGGCTACAGCCACTGGTTACACACGCCCCGGTAACACATTAACTTCAGTGACTCCTGTTGCTGACGGCACAACTGCTATCTGTGACTTTGCAGACACCACATGGTCTTCTGCTACGTTCACAACCAGCGGCGCATTGATTTATAACGACACCGCTTCTGGTGCGGCTTGCGCGGTACTGAGTTTTGGCGGTGACCAGCAAGTAAGTTCTGGTGACTTCACGATTCAGTTCCCATCAGCCGCTGCCGCTACTGCGATCATTCGTATTGCGTAAGCGGGTTTAAGTGAGCGGATGGGGCGAACTTCCTTGGGGCTATAACGGTTGGGGCGGTGTCCCTGTTGTAGTCCCCCTTGACGGCTGGGGTAGTCAAGGCTGGGGTGTTTCTCCTTGGGGCGCTGGCAGTATCTCTGTACAGGGTACAGGTGCTGTTGGAACAGTTGGGATTTCAGTATCGGTTACGTTTGTACCTACAGGCGTTTCTGCTACAGGTGAGGTTGGTACAACTCTGCCAAAAGTTAACTTCACGCTTACGGGCGTGGTGGCTAACGGGTCTATTGGTGATGTAAAGGCTTCAGTCGTTTACACGCCAGCAGGTGTGCAGGGTGTTGGTCAGATTGGTAACTTTGAAGTCAACGTTGATGATTTCATTATTCCAATTGGTGTTGTGGGCACGGGTCAGATTGGTACTCCAACAATAAGGGTTGGTAAAGCAATCACAGTTACTGGAGTGCAGGGTGCGGGTGCTGTAGGTACTGCGGTTCCGTATGTGCAGTTCACGCCTGCTGGGGTTTTAGGTACGGGTAATGTTGGTAGCGTTCAAATTAATGTGAGCGAAACCATCATCCCAACGGGCATTGAAGGTATTGGTTCTGTTGGTAGCGTAACGCTTGTTTATAACGGCGGAGCAATACCAACAGGGGTTGTAGGTACGGGTAGCGTTGGCACTGCGATTGCGAATGTTATAAAAACAATTCAAAACGGAGTGTCTGCTACTGGACAGGTAGGCACAGTTTCAGTTAAAGTTAGTGACACTGTAATCCCAGTTGGGGTACAAGGTAATGGACAAATTGGAACTGTTTTAATTCGGGGGTGGACAGTGATTGATGATTCGCAGACACCAAGTTGGGGCAACGTGGATACAACACAGAACCCCGGATGGACAGATATTCCAACATAGGAGTTTTTAGATGACAACTCAATATACAACGCTGCTGGGTTTTGCCCTTCCGGTTACCGGAGAACTCTCTGGTACGTGGGGCGACACCGTTAATAGCTCCATCACGCAGCTTGAAGAAGATGCGATTGCAGGCGTGGCAACAGCAAGCGTGACTTCCGGTAACTGGACACTTTCTACAACAGGATCAGGTGCATCTAATGAGGCACGTAAAGCGATCTTGATTCCAACGGGTACTCCGGGAGTTTCTAGGAATATCTTAGCGCCTAACTCAAGTAAAGCCTATATTGTTGACAATCAATCCAATGCTGCTGTTGTATTAAAAGGGGCCACTGGGCCTACCACGGGTATTACGATTGCCACTGGTGAAAAATGCTTGGCAGCGTGGAGCGGCTCAGACTTTGTCAAGGTTTCTTCTAGTATTGCTGACGGCGTTACAACCATTGATTTTGGTTCTACAGGTTTAACACCTGCAACTGCTACATCTGGCGCGGTTACTGTTGCTGGTACATTAGCTATTGCAAACGGTGGTACAAATGCAACAACGGCGGCAACAGCACTGTCCAATCTTGGCGGTGCAACAACAGGTAAAGCTATCGCAATGGCGATGGTCTTTGGTTAATTTTTAGGAGCACTAAATGGCAAATCCAAATATTGTTGCAGTCACAGTAATTGTTGGCAACACATCTTCCTTACTAATTTCATCCACGGCTGACCCGTTTGCTACTGCGTTGGTAAACAATGCGGCGGCATCAGGTAAAGTCTACAAGATCAATTCAATTGTTGCGGCCAACGTTGACGGCACTGCCGCTGCTGACATTACGATCAAGATATTTTCGCAAGATGATTTAGGTGGTACAGGTACTGCGATTGCTTCTACAATTTCCGTGCCCCCTGATGCGTCTTTGATTGTGACTGACAAAACAACAAGTTTTTACTTGCTAGAAGACAAGTCAATCGGTGCTACGGCAAGTGCGGCAAACGATATAGTCGTTACTTGCTCTTGGGAAGAAATAACAGGCCCAGCCCCTTAAGGACTTATCATGTCTCAAAGATATGCAGGCGGGACGCTTTCTGTCGGGCTTGACGGCATCAATTCACCTGTAACAGCGGTGGAGTACCTTGTCGTGGCTGGCGGGGGTGGTGGTGGCGGTGGATATGCATCTGGTGGTGGCGGTGCAGGTGGATTGCTAACTGCTACAGGTTATGCCGTTGCTATGGGTTCTGCCATCACTATTACTGTAGGTGCTGGCGGCGCTGGCTCAA